TCGCCGGTTCACGACTCGGCACGCGCTGCTGAAGACGTTTCCCGACAAGTCTGAGGAGATCCTCAAGTACGGCAACAGCACGCGCGACGTGACCTCGCTGCGGCAGACGGGCGTGGACTCGCAGCCTGCGGATCGCGTGGAACTGTTCGAAGTCTACACGCAGGACGGGCAGCACCTGCTGTTGCTGGGCTCTCACGTGCTCAAGCGCCTGAAGATGGACACAACCAAGATCCCGATCCAGCTCATCCGCTACAACGAAATCAGCGGCATTCTCGCGGGCATTGGCATGGTCGAGACCTGCCTTGCGCCGCAGATGATGCGCAATCGGTTTTTGACGCAGATCACCGAAAACGCGCGGAAGATGGCGAACCCGAAGATCATGATCCCGATTGAATCGGGCGTGACGGAGGACGCGTTTGCCAGCGACACAGGCGAAAAGATCCCGTTTACGGGCGGTCACCGGCCGATTCCGTGGCAGCCGCAGGCGATGACGCCGGATCTGCTGTCGATGCCGACGCGGTTCGACGCGGACATGGACGACGCCAGCGGTCAGGCGGCAATCGCGCAGGGCAAGATGGTCGGCGCGCGTTCTGGCGTGGCAATCGACGCACTGACGGAAAACGCGCTGTCGCCGTTGCAGTTGGTGCAGGAAAACATCGAGGAAGGGGTCAAGGACGCCGCGGAACGCGTGCTGGAACTGATGAAGGTCCACTACAGCGAAGGCAAGATGGTGCGCATGTTCGACCCCGACACGGGCGTTTTCGTGTCGCAGGAGTTGAACGCCACGCACATCGTGGACAACCCGCAAATCTTCTTGGAAGCGGGCAGCCTGTTCCGTTCGGAAGCGGCGGATCGCGACAAGCAGACGATGGACCTGTTCAAGGCGGGCCTCATCGACAAGGATACGGCCATGCGCAACCTGTCGCTGCACAATGTCAGCGGCGACGTGGTGGGCAAGATGAAGGCGCTGAAGCACGCGCGCAACCTGCTGAACGCTGTTGTGCAGTTCCGGCGCCCGTTGCAGGACTTGACCGCTGGCGACGACCTCGACTCGCTCAAGGAAGTCTTCGGCAACTTCTTGCACAGCGACGAGTTCTACGCCGCGCCGCCTGAAACGCAGGACATCGTAAATCAGGCGTACATGCAGATCGTCGCGGCCATGCAGGCGCGTGCTCAGACAATGGCGAATCCTGGCGCTCCGATGCCGCCTGCGGGCGCTCCGCAAGGTGGCCCGAGCGCTTCGCTGGGTGTGAACCCGGTGGCTACGGCGCAAGCGAACGCGCCGCAGACCGCACAGTTTCAGCCGCCGCCGCTTGGGCAGCCGTCCGCAAACGCGCAGCAGTGAGGTGATCCGTGGACGGACAATCGATCTACAACTTGGCGCGGTCGATTGCCGACGACGGAGACGTGACGTTTCAGACCCAAGCGGATTGGGCGTCTGCGCTTCAGCAGGGCTACGCGTCCTATCAGCAGCTCATCGCCGCGCAACTCCCCAGCATCTACGAGAAGCGTTACGACTTCACGGTCAACGCGACGGCCGAATACGACTTGGACGGCATTCTTTTCGGCGCTACGCCTTCCGAGGGCAATCGGCTGTACAAGATCACGAAAATGCACAACGTCAACGTGGGCAGTACGCCGGACTTTGGCGGTTGGGTGCAGCCCGCGACTTCGATGGAGGAACTATGGGCGTACGCTGTCGGTGGCGCGGGTGCCGGTGCGCCGGGTGCGTGGGGTAGTTGGCGGTGGTTTTTGCAGGACACCAAACTCCTGTTCAGTTGCCAACTGACGCAGCAGCTTCGGCTGTACTACATCCCCAGCCCGACGATCGATTGGGCGACGGCGATCGCGACTCCCAACATCTTCATCGACAACACGCCGGACTTCGCACAGCAGGCGATTGCCTACTACGCGTTTCAGGCGTACGCGATCAAGGACTTCCAGCAGAATCCGGTTGCGCAACAGCGTTTTGACGGGATTCTGTTGCAGATCAAGCAGTGGCTTGCGGTAGGTCGCAACGGCGATGCTTCGCGCTGGGTGCAACCGGGGCGTCAACGTAGCCCGTGGGGTTCCTTTGCGTTTCTTTTCGGCCTGTTGGCGTGCGCTTTGCCGGTGGCGGAAAGGCTGATGACCTGATGGCAAACCCCGCGTACAACCAGCAAGCGGTACTCGACGCGGACATTACGCGCGGCATCGATGCGGATTCATTAGAGAAACAGGGCGTCTCTTTTGTACTCAACATGTCGTACCGCGTCAACCGCTTGGAGGTGCGCGGCGGCTTCGGCACGCTGGCACAATTTGGCACAACGCTCAACGCGGGGCGCGATGCGACGTTGCCCGCGTACGGCTACGGTCCGCCCCTTGCAGCCACGCTACAGGTCACGAACTTCGGGCACGTCCAGATTCTCAGCGTGCATCAATTGCAGGGCTTCACGGGCACGCTAGGCGGCCAGTATTTGACCAACCTGTTCGCGCTGTCGGTGTACGACGTGACGACGGGTCGGCGGTCTGAGCACGTCTTTCGCCAGCAAACGCAGTGGACAAGCAACCTGCCCGCCGCTGCGTTGCCGAGCGCGGGTCAACCGCAATGGCTGGAACGCAACCCGCTGTCGGTGCCGTGCTTTACGCAGTTGAGCGATCTTCAGTACGTGTGCATCCCGCAGCAGGGCGTGTGGTTCTACCGCCCGATCGACGTGTACGCGGTGGACCAGCGATTGCAGACGGTCCCGGGCGCGTTGCAGAACGGCGATAGCGCGTGGGTGGAGACGCTTGTGCCCGTGGACGGCGTGTTCGCCGGCGCTGGCGTTGTGTACTTCAACGCGGCGACCTTCCCACCTCCGCAGTGCCTTTGCGCGTTCCAAAACCGCATGGTCTACGCGAGTGGGCGCAAACTGTTCTTCAGCGACGCGGATCGCCCCGACAACATCGCGGCTAACAGCTTCTTTGCGATCCCGACAGAAATGCCGATTACGGCTATCGCGTCGGTGAAGGGCGTGATCCTCGCGTTCACGGAAAACGAGACCTGGCTGTACCAACCCAGCAACCCGACGCAGACGGGCTTGATCTCCGGTGGCGTGGTGTACAACTTGAGCCGGTCGCGCGGGTGTCTGTCTCCGCAGTCGTTTACGCTGATGGGTGACACGGTTGTGTTCATGGACCGTCGCGGGATCTACACGACGGACGGCGGCACGGCTATCACGAAGATCAGCGAGAGCATCGACACATGGTTTACGCTGCCTGAGCAGATTCAGAACCCGTTGACGAACTACCTGACGCAATTGGGTGGATCTCCTGCGACGGGGGCGCAGCCTCGCGCGTTCATCGACTTTCAGGATCAGTTGTGGCGGTCGACGTTCACATGGGATCCGCTGAATCAGTTTTTGTACGTGACCTTTGACGACCTGACGCTGTGCTACAGCCCCGATTTCGGGTGGTCGGTGTGGCTGTACGAGACGACGGCGGTTCCGCTTGTCGGCGGCGTTCCCAAGGTGGGCTTGCAGCAGCGGATTGTGAACCCGATCATCTTGTGCAACAACGGCGACACGTACATGATCGGCGGGTCGGATCAGCAGGCGTATTCGCCCGCACCGTAGGGTGTCGGCATGTAGCGCCCACGGCGCGGGAAGGTGAAGGATGGGCGGGATTTTCAGAAGTTCGGAAGATGCGGTCGTTCGAGTTCCGTATCCTGCGCTCGGAACTGATGCAAGCACGTACGAGACGACGTTTGCAAATTTGCGCTGTTATGTGCGCGCAAACGACGGAACAAGCATTGCTTTCGGATTTCTCAACGCCCTGACCGGATGCACTGCTACGGACGAGTCGGCAATATGCGTACGGTTCGTCATTCCCGCTGCCGCTATTGCTGGTGCCGGTTTGCAAGGCTCCTGTGCAATTGAGCTTTTTGTGGATGCCTCAGTGACGCAAACCGTCGTCGTCGTGCCGTTCCAATGGGGCGGCACCATCGATCTGCTGGCAGGCGGCGCTACAGCAGCAGAAGCCGTCGACACGCTGACCAAGGCTGGCGGACCCGGCGACCTCGCGGCAGTCAAGGCCGTGACAGACCTGTTGCCGAATGCTGGCGCGTTGACGGGAATTGCTGCTGACGCTCTCACGGGGGCGACGCAGGCCAACCTTGCCCGCAAAGCCCTGCTGAACGAGTGGGTGCCCAACAGCGCGACCACGCCGACCACGCTGACGCTCAACGACGACGGCGGAAGCCCGATGCTGACGCGCACGATCGCCAACGCAAGCGCAACGGCGGTTAGCCCTGACCAAGTGCTGCACCTCGGCAAAGCCGTGTAGGGGGTGCCGTGATCTTCTCGCCGTTCCCGCTGTTTGCGACCCCGCCCGCCCCGCTTCCCGTTCGTTCGGTTGTGGACTCGTCCGTCTACATCCTGCAACTAGGGCGCGGTGGTGCGTTGGATCGCAGCAGCGTGACGCAAGAGGATCTGCGCCAGCCGTACGAGTCCTGGCAGTCCGTCGCGCAAGCCAGCGCAGGTTCCGCCGCGCTGTACATTGCGCCGCCGATTCTTCTGCCCGCAGGTTTCCGCACGACGCAGCCCGATCCCCTCGCCGCGCCGACGTGGCTTGTCCCGCTTTGCCTCGCTGGCAACACGCTGAACGCGTCCCTTCTCGTGTCCAGCGTTGAACTGCAACTGCGCTTCGACAATGCCCTGTGGCAGCCGGTTTTGATTTCAGGCTACACCCTGAACTACATGACGCCTCCCGCGCGCTGCAAGTCACGCACGGCGTTCAAGGACGTATCCGTGTACACGGGCGCGACCCACGATCCCGCTGGCAATACGATCCACGTCAACTGGAACACGAACGGCAGCGTCCCGCCGTCTGGCTGGTCCGCGTATCCATACATGGTCATCAACGCCGGAGTCCCGCAGCCGATTGCCTACCTGCTGATGCAGCGTCGCACGGGCACGGAAGCGGGAACGTCGCTGTCCATGAAGTGGGCAATCACCCGCGCCAAGGTCAACGGCGAGGACATTAACGCGTACATCGCGCAGGAATCGGGGCAACCATCCTACCCGCAGCAGGATCTCGGCGACAACACGCAGGCTCAGCCGGTGGATTGGGCGCTGTCC